AAACATGCCAATCTAATTAAGGTTAAGGTTGATGGGGACAAAATTACTATTGAAGATAATGGTAGAGGTATTTCAGCCGATTATGATGATGAGCATGGTAAGACAAAAGCAGAACTTGCTTTCACTAACTTACGAGCTGGAGCTAACTTCGGTGAAGACTCATTTGTAAGTATTGGTACTCACGGACTTGGAGCTTCATTAGTTAATATCATGTCGAACAAATTCACAGTTATTACCGACAACGGAGTTGATCGTACCAACATTAAATGTAAGGACGGTATGCTTCATTGTGATGCTTCAGTAAGTAAATCTAATAGCCACACAGGAACTCGAGTAACCTACGAACCTGATTATCCTCTATTTAAAATGTCTGAATTAGATGATACACATCTAATGATGATTGAAAAACGAGTAATGGATCTTGCTGTATGTTACCCAACTATTCAATTCAAATTTAACGGTAAGCTAGTTAATAGTAGAGCATTTAAGAATTATCTATCGATGATCGATCCAGTGTTTGAGTTTATTGAAACTGATGATTATAAAATTGCATTACTACCTTCTGATGCCGGTGATCAAATCTCATTTCTGAATGGTATTGAAACTTTCAGAGGCGGTTCACATATCGAACACGTTACAATGTTAATTGTTAATCAGTTGAGAGATAAGATCAATAAGAAGTATAAGATCACTGTTAAGCCTTATGATATCAAGTCAAAGTTTAATGTTGTATTAATTACTAATAAGATCCCTAACTTAAAATGGGAATCTCAAACGAAAGAGAGAATGACGTTAGAGGTTGCAAAGTTTAAGAACTTATTCACAGATTTAGAGACTAATGAGAAGTGGATTAATAAGATCATGCGTAATGAAGATCTGATCATGCCTATCATTGAAGCACAATTACTTAAGAAGCAATTAGCTGAAGCTAGAGAACTTAGAAAGAAAACAAAAGATGCACATCGCAAGAAGGTTGTATCACATGTTCAAGCTAAAGGTTTAGGTAATATTCTATTCCTTACTGAGGGTCAATCAGCTATTGGTAACTTAATTAAAGTTAGAGATCCTAAAGTTCATGGTGGTTATCCTCTTAAAGGTAAAGTTAAGAACACATATGATATGAAGTTGACTGATATCATCAAGAACAAAGAGCTATCCGATGTGATGAACATCCTAGGTTTGAGTCTAGACGAACCAGTAACTAAAATGAACTATGACCACGTTGGTATTCTAACCGACCAAGATGAAGACGGACATCATATTAAAATGTTATTGATCGGCTTCTTTGCCCATTGGCCAGAACTGTTCAAGAATAGAATGATTAGAATTTATAATTCACCTCTTATGATCGCTAAGAAGGGCAAACAAGTTAAGTACTTATATAATCTAACAGAGATTAAGAATACTGATTTGACTGGTTGGTCTACAAAGTATGCTAAGGGACTTGGTTCTCTATCAGCATCAGAATATAGAGATATTATTAATACTTCAGACTTTGATGTTATGTCAATGGATGATGTTGCAGACGAAAAAGCATTGCATCTAGCCTTAGGATCAGATGCTCAACTACGAAAGGACTGGCTATTAGCATAATGTATAAATTAATTAGAAACAAATACGAAGACATCATCGATAAAGATGATTTAACCATTGTAGATCCATTAGATTCACCTGAAGTTTATCGTGGATTTGTTATGGATAAACTTAATGAAGAGCTTAATGAATTAGCAGAGACTGACTATACTGATATTGATGAATATGCAGATGTATATGAAGTATTTTTAACGTTGATGAAAATTCATGGAATAACAGAAGCTGAAGTTAGAGAGGCAAGAATAAACAAAGTAAAAGATAAAGGCTCATTCTCTAAAGGACTTATTTTAAAATATTAGTGAAAATAAGCCACTTTTCATTGTACTTTTGCTTCAAACTATGATATAATATACATATAAAATAAAAAAAGGAGTTAAAGATGGTAGAAACAAGAGGTATGTCAAGAAGAGAGAAGTTACAGTATGAAGCTAAGCAACGACGTTTAAATGGCGAATCAAAGCTTAATGTATCTATTGCTGCTGCCACAGCAGTCAACGACGATAAAAAGATTGATAAATTATTATCAGGTATCGTTGAGATAGGCGAGGATAATACTGAAGCTAGTACTCTTACTGCATATGCACCAGAATTTATGTATGGTACTGATGAGGAGAATGCTTCTGATTGGGCTAACGCAGGAATTAATATAGAAAATAATAATATGGATTGGTAATGAAAACAATTGAGCAATTAGTTAATAATGAATTTAAATCATATTCTGAATACGTTCTATACAATAGAGCGATTCCTAGTATGATGGACGGATTAAAGTCCGGTCAACGAAAGATAATTTTCACAGCTAATAAAGTAGCAAAGCATAAGTTATCAAAGACTGCATCCCTAGCTGGTGCTGTCATCTCACATGCAAACTTCCATCATGGTCCAGCTTCATTAGAAGATGCTATCAACGGATTAGTTGCAACTCATAATAATAACATATCATTGCTTGAAGGTGAAGGTTCATTCGGATCTCGTTTAGTTCCACAAGCTGCAGCAGCTAGATATACATTTACTGGTATGTCACCGAATTTTGATAAATGGTTTACTGATATTGATGTTGCACCAAGCCAACTAGATCCCGAAGATCCTGAACCACTATATTATTTGCCTCTTATCCCATGGGTATTAGTCAATGGTGTTCAGGGTATTTCAGTAGGTTTTGCTACTAAAATTCTACCTTATAATCCTAAAGACTTATTGAAGTTAGTTAAAGACAAATTAGCTGGAAAAGATATTAGTAAGCGCAAATTACTCCCACATTTTCCTGATTTCAAAGGTACGGTTACGAGAATTGGGTCAGAGATCACAGTAACTGGTAAGTATGAGGTTATAAGTAGTACTAAAGTTCGTATTACTGAGGTACCACCAGTATTCACACGTGAAAAGTATATTGAACACCTAGAGAAGCTTTCTAGCAGAGGAAAAATCACCTCTTATGAAGATCAATGTGACGAGCACGGATTCCAATTTGAAGTACGAATGAGAAAAGATCCTAATGTTATTCCGACATTTGCTCTTAAGAAAGTTGTTCATGAGAATATTACGGTGATTGGTGCTGACGGTAAGCTGAAGATCTATGATAATCCTATTAATCTTATCGAAGACTTTGTTGAGACTAGATTGAGATTTGTTGAAGATAGATTGAAGTTCAATATTGACCGAGACGAATCAGCATTAGATATCGTTAATGAGAAAATCAGATTTATTACTGAAGTCATTGATGGGAAAATCGTGTTTAAAGGAAAAAATAAGACCGAGATGGTTAACATTTTAGACAAAATGTGTTATAATAATATAGATGCTTTATTAAAATTGAATATGTATTCTCTAACAGCTGATAATATAGAGATACTAAATAATAGGAAAGATGAATTGACTGCTGCCCTGAAACATTGGAATTCAACCACGACTAGTACTGAATATGCAGAAGATCTAAATAAATTATGAATAAAATGATGTTAGTAGACTTTAATGGTATTGCAATCGGTACACTGATGACAGTAACAAGAAGTCAAAAAGACGTAAATGAAGATCTTGTTAGACATATGATCTTAAATTCAGTTATTGGTTATAAGAAAAAATTTAAAGCTGATGAAGTTGTTATATGCGCTGATGCTAGATCTTGGAGAAAATCAGAATTTGCTCATTACAAAGCAGGTCGACAAAAGGGAAGAGAGAAGTCACCTTATGATTGGAAAGAAGTATATAAGATGTTTAATACTGTTCTAGATGAGATTAATGAGAACCTTCCTTGGAAAGTTATTCATGTTGATGGTGCTGAAGCTGATGATATCATCGGCGTATTAACCATGAAGTATGCTCAACATCAACCAGTGTTTATTCTAAGTGCTGATAAAGATTTCATTCAGTTACATTCCTATGGCGATGTAAAGCAATGGTCTCCCAACACGAAGAAATTCATCAAACACGCTGATCCAGTTGCATATCTTAAAGAACATATTATGAGAGGAGATGCTGGTGATGGTATTCCAAATATTTTAAGTAAAGACGATGTGTTCGTTACAGGTACTAGACAGACTCCTATGAGAAAAGTCTATATTGAAGCTTGGATGGAGCAAAAACCTGAAGACTTCCTATCGACTGCCGAAATGGCGGAGAGATGGCAGCTAAATAAGAATATGATTGATCTTACATGTACGCCATCGGGTATTAAACAAGAGATTAGTGATAAATTTACTGAATACTCTGGTGAGACAGGGCGAAGTAAGATTTTCAATTACTTCTCTAAGAAAAGACTTAAGAATTTATTAGCAGACGTAGGGGCGGTATAATGAAAGAACTAGCAAAGAAAATTAAGAAAATAACGGATATCACTCGATTAGAAGTATCTATCGACTATATTTCCCATAGAGGAAGAGAGTGGTTTACTGGGAAGTACGACGATCAAGACAACATGGATTATATTCTTATGCAGTATAATCTGAAACAGAATGGCTTTAATATGCTAGAATCTGATTGTGCTGATATTGATTTAGACGGGGATAAATTGAAGTTTATCGAAGTTAATGAGGGATTTAATGTTTTCAATATTATCGATGTAGAAACTGAAGATATGTACAAAGAATGTATTGAAGCCGGAAATATTGATTATTTTGTTTTCTATTCAGCATCGAGAAGTACTGTTGTTAAACGAAAATTGAATATGGGTGATAGGGTTCGCTTTAGATTTAGAGGTATTGTACCCGCTAAAGATGTAATGAATAATCTTAAAGATAGTAGATCACCAACAAGTTATAAATTTATTTCAGTAAACAGCGAGGTAGTAACAAAATGAGCTTGAAAAATATAATCAATGAATTCAAAGTAACAATCACTCAAGATTTTATCGATCATAGAAATGCTGAGTATGCAAAAGGTACTTATAGTACATTCGAGCCTAATCTAAACGCGTTAGCTTTAGAGTATTATTTGTTGAAAGAAAATAAAGTCGATGCGCCAACACATAGATGGGCAAATGATTTTGTATATGAATCTAAGAAAATAGACGTCAAAAAGATCACAACACAATTCTTTAATTTGAAGTCTATGAAGAAGATTCATCAATTGATCGAATGTGAAGACAATAAAGACTTAGATCTATTAGTATTTTATAACCAATTAACAACTAGAAATGGTGCTGTTATAAATGCTAGTACTGAACTGTTGGAAGTTGGAGACAAATTAGAATTCACTTTCATAACAATGCAAACTCCCAAACACGTTGTTAAACACGCCAAACCTTCTATGTTTAACCCTAGAGAATTTTTTGTGAGAATGAGTTCTATTATGTAGTTTACAAAAGCTGCTAAATATGATATAATATAATAAACAAATGAGGAATATAATATGAAGTACGACAATGACAAAGCTCCACTCGCTTTAATCCCACCCGAAATTCAAATAAAAATGGCTGAAGTCTTAGGCTTCGGTGCTGAAAAGTATGGTGCTTGGAACTGGCGCAATGACGGCGATAAAACAGATTGGAGCAGATCTTATTCGTCTATTCAACGACATCTAAATTCATTTTGGTCCGGTGAAGATTTTGACCCTGAATCTGGTAAAGAACATCTAGCACATGCATTAACGCAAATTGCTATTTTACTTATTCATGTTCAAGATCACCCTGAAATGGATGATCGATATAAAAAGGAGACTTATGATACCAACAGTTAAAAATGTAAGAGATTATTTTAAAGGCGCTCTCAAAGGAGAAGACTTTACTATCGATAAGACGGGAGCTAAGACGATTGAATGGATTGGTGCTTCCTTTGTGGCTGATGAACCAGCAATCTTTGGTGAGCCTAATAAAGAATATATTGAACTTGAGCTGCAATGGTACAAAGATCAATCAACAAACATTAACGATATTTACGGTGAAAATAGAGAACCACCAGCCGCTTGGCAGTATGCTGCTGACAAATATGGTAATATTAATTCTAACTATGGTAAGTTAATCTATTCTAATCAATATCATAATCAATACAAGAACGTATTAGAAGAGCTTAAGCAATATCCTGATGGACGTAGAGCTGAGATGGTTTATAATCGTCCTTCAATTTGGAATGAATATGACAGCAATGGCATGTCAGATTTTATCTGTACTAATGCTGTTACTTATTATGTTAGAGATAATGTATTACACTGTGTAGTTCAAATGAGATCAAATGATGTTGTATTCGGTTATAAGAATGATTATGCCTGGCAAAAGTTTGTATTAGATCAATTAGCATTTGATCTTAATATTAAGCCTGGACTAATCTATTGGCAAGTACAGAATCTCCACGTATATGAAAGACATTTTAATTTGGTGAAATAATGAGAATATTAAATACACAAACGCCGTTCGATAAAGTCATCGAACCATTAAGAGATACTGATACATATGTAGTTACTGACAACGATCATCTAACTAACATTACGACATCTGAAACTATCTTGCATCCGCATAAAGAAACTAATGGTCATAGTCATGATGGTCTAGATGAAGTATACTATTTCATTGAGGGTACTGGACGAATTCAGATTGATGATGAGTTCTACCCTGTAAAACCTAATGACATGGTTCATATCCACGGTGGAGAATTCCATAAAGTGTATAACAATACAAACGAGGAACTTCGTTTCATTGCTGCATTCCAGAAGTATACAAGAGAAGAGAAAGTTGACGACGTTGATTCAACCAAAGGTATCCTATTGGCCGGCGGATCAGGTACAAGACTGAGGCCCTTCACGAACTATCTTTCTAAGCAATTACTTCCGGTTTACAACAAACCAATGATTATGTACCCGTTAAGTACATTAATGCTAGCGGGTATTAAAGACATTTTAATCATCTCGACATCTGAAGATATTGGAAATTATCATAAACTTCTTGGTGATGGTTCAGACATGGGTATTAAATTAACATATAAAGTTCAAGATGAGCCTAATGGAATTGCCGAAGCGTTTAAGATCGGAGAGGATTTCATAGGAGATGACAACGTAGCTCTTATTCTAGGTGATAATTTTTTCTATGGTTCAGGTTTTAGAGGTCTATTAAAGTCAGCTAAGGAAACTGTAAATAAGAAAAACAAATCAGTTATCTTCGGTCAACCAGTTAAAGACCCTGAACGATTTGGTGTTATTGAAGCTGATGGTAATAAAGTAATCTCCATCGAAGAAAAACCAGAGCACCCTAAGAGTAATGTTGCTTCTGTTGGTCTATATTTCTTCCCAAATGATGTTGTTAAAATGACGACTGATATTAAGAAGTCTGATAGAGATGAGTATGAAATTACAGACGTTACTAATAATTACTTAAGCGAGGGTAGATTAGAATTACAATCTCTTGCAAGAGGATTCTCATGGTTTGACTGTGGTTTAATCGAAAGTCTTTTTGAATGTGCAACCTTTGTTAGAAATATTGAAGAGAATACATCATCTAAAATCGGTCTATGTGAAGAGGTTGCTTTCAGAGAGGGCTTCATCGACAAAGACGAATTCATCAAATCTGGTGAGAAATATGAAAAAACTCAAATGTATGATTATATTATGAGAGTTGCTTCAGAATAGGTTTACAAATGCAAGCTGATATGTTATAATAGATTAAAAGGAAATAAATTATGAAGCAGGGTAAAATTGAAACGTATTCTCTGAATACATTAGGTGATGATCGCGGTAACTTAATCGCTATAGAGAAAGGGAATAACATTCCCTTCGACATTAAACGAGTCTATTACATATTTGATACTGAGCCTGGAACTGAACGAGGATTTCATGGTCATAAAGAATTAGACCAAGTTGCCGTATGTGTACGAGGTTCATGTACATTCACGGTTGATGACGGAAAAGATATTCAATTAGAGGTAGATCTATCTAATCCTACCCAAGCACTTCTTATGTCAGGAATGATCTGGCGTGAAATGAAAGACTTCAGCGATGATTGTGTTCTAGTCTTATTTGCATCTGATTATTATGACGAAGATGATTATATAAGAGATTACGATGAATTTAAGAGGTTAGCTCATGATTCATAAATTAGCATCAGTTCAATACGACTACGTTATACCTGCTTCTTCTATGGTATGGCAATTCTCAGTTATTATCGGTGAACCAGAGATTGGAACTAACGTTAATATCAACGCAAACTGTCTAGTTGAAGACAACGTATTCATCGGAGATAATGTGACTATCAAGTCTGGCGTACAGATTTGGGATGGAATTGTATTAGAAGATGATGTGTTCATCGGACCTAATGTGACATTCACTAACGATATCTACCCACGAAGTAAACAACATAGAGATTCATACGATAAAACTATCGTAGGTGCTGGGACATCTATCGGAGCAAACAGTACCATTTTACCAGGCATAAATATAGGCAGGAACGTATTGATTGGTGCCGGCAGTCTTGTAACAAAAGACGTACTGGATAACACTGTATATTATAATAAAGTAATACCCACAATGAAAAAACGACATGATTAAATTCCTTGATTTAAAGGCAGTAAACGAACGACATAAAAAAGAAATAATGGCAGCTGTAGAATCTGTAGTAGATTCTGGTTGGTACATTCAAGGAGAACAGTGTTCTCTTTTTGAGCAACAACTAGCTAATTTTACAGGCTCTACTGATGCAGTAGGCGTAGGTAATGGATTAGATGCATTAACTCTAACGTTGAAAGCATATAAAGAAATGGGTATTATGTCAGACGGTGATGAAGTTATCGTGCCGGCAAACACATTCATCGCATCTCTATTAGCAATTTCAGAAGCTGGTTTAAAACCAGTACTTGTAGAACCTGATATTAAAACATTCAATATCGACCCAACTGAAGTAGAGAAAGCAATTACAGATAAGACTAAAGCTATTATGGTAGTTCATCTATATGGAAGAGCTGTTGATATGGCAGATATCAATCGTATTGCATCAGTTAACAATTTGAAAGTTATTGAAGATGCTGCTCAGGCTATTGGTGCTTACGATAACGATCATAGAGTTGGTGCGTTAGGTGATGCGGCTTGCTTTAGTTTCTATCCCGGAAAGAACTTAGGAGCTCTTGGTGATGGTGGTGCAGTTACAACGAGCGATACAAAATTAGCTGATACTATTAGAAAGTTGGGTAATTATGGTTCATCAACTAAATACAATCATGAGATCAAAGGCGTCAATTCTCGTTTGGATGAGATGCAAGCTGCTATACTAAGAGTTAAATTGCGTCACATAGACGATGACAATAACCATAGACGATTTATTGCAGAACATTACTGTAACGAAATAGATAACAAAGACGTTATGCTGCCAGATTTTGACAGAAATAGAAGTGTGTGGCATTTATATACTGTTAGAGTTAAGAACAGAGATAAGTTTATCAAACATATGAACGATGCAGGTATAGAGACTGGTATTCATTATCCAGTTGCACCACATAAACAGGGTGCATATTCAGAACTTAATGATATGAGTTTTCCCACGACAGAAAATATTCATGAAGAGATCGTATCTCTCCCAATATCTCCAGTACAGAAGTATACATCCAACGTTGCAATTATAAAGGCGGTCAATGAATATAGCGATAGTTAAGATAGGCGCACGTATATCCACGTCTAATAATAATATTAGAAATGGTAATGCTGGTGAGAATCGAAAGATAATAGATCTATTCGTACAGAATAATCACAGCGTAGATTTGTTGACTCTTGTAGGTAAACAAGATAATCCCTCTGTATACTTTAATTATGACAATATAAGATCATTAGATATCGCTGATAATTATGTCGACACGAGCCTCTATGATGCCTTAGTCGTAATAAACGGGACTAACAACTTCTTTGGCGGCGAGGATAATTATAACCTCTGTGAGACGTATCATGTTATTAACAATTTTAAAGGTCCGATTCTATATTTCTATACTGATCCATTATGTGCTTTAAAGCAAATTTGGGGCGATAACTTCCACAAGAGAAATGAAAAGTGGGGTACTGATTGGAAGAAAGAAGACTTATTCATATCAAGAAATGATATGATTATGATCTCAGCTGCTACAGATGTAGACTTTGAAAAGAAGCCGTTTAAATCTAAGTCAGTCATTAAAGACTTTGCTAGAGTTGAAGTATTCGAATGGCAGAAGTCTGTATTACTAGAGCCAGCTGAGACTGTAAATACAAACAAAGATGTTGATCTAGTTTATGGCGGATTCTATAGAGGTGGTACTCGTCATAAGCAGATGGAAGAATATTTATTTGATACTCCATATAGCTCTAGATTCTTTGGTAAGATTCAACCAAAACATTTTGAGAGTGAATACGAAAAGAGACCAGAATTCTATGAGAAAACGGGTGATTGGTCATTTTTCAAAAAAGAAACAAACAAGGCACTTGCTACGATTATATTTGCTGAAGATACATATCACGACAGTATCGTCACTATGAGAGTATATGCATCTATTCTGTCGAATGTAGTAGTATTCATCGACGAAAAGTACGATTCAAAGCATCGTACATTCAATAACGATTTTAACTACGTTAATTCAAAATCTGACGTAGCTGCAAGACTAGCAAGACTTAAAACAGAGCCTGGATTATTCGAAGAGATAGTGACAGCTCAATTAAATGCTCATCGTTTAGATAGAGATATATTCTATAACGAGTTTAATTCATTATTAGACTTTATTGAACCTAATAATATCAAGATCGAATACGAAAAACCAAATGATTTAACACAATTTTTTACATAGGAATATTATGAATTACGCATCAATTATACCACTAATCGGCGGAGAAACAATAGCAATGGAAAATGTATTTGGTAAGAGACCAGATTACATTATTTCCTATCCACCTTTTGCTTCAAATGATAGTCATATATTGGAACACTATAATCATGAAGTTCCATATCATGTTATGGGTGTTGGTGATCATAATACATTTGGAGAAGTTGATGTGGTTAATTCGGTTTGTCCATGTGCAGGTTTGAGTTCTCTTTCTGTTAATCCATCAGCTGATAAAGAAGTTAATGATTGGTTAATTAATACTGCTCATTATGTTCTTGAGGATATGAAGCCTAAGGTATTTTGGGGTGAGAATGCTCCAAGACTAGCTACTAAATTAGGACGTCCTATCGTAAACAAATTAAGAAAGATAGCTGAAGATTCTGGCTATACTATGTCGTTGTATAAGACAAAGAGTATGAAGCACGGTCTAGGTCAAATCAGAGATAGAACATTCTATTTCTTCTGGAAAGGTGATCAGATTCCAATGTTTGATTATTATAATAGACCTAAAGAGAGAATTGAAGATACTATTAGAAATGTAGAGAATATTCCAGGCGATCCAATGTCAGAATTAGTTAACACTAAAACGCCTTCTAAAGATGATCTTTATTATAAGTATATTCTTGAAGAATTGCATGGTGGTATGACTCATTCTGACTTTCAAGATATGGTAGCTGAACAGGGAATGTTCACCGTTAATGTTATGATCTACGTTGAAAAGAATGGTGGTCTTATTAAGTTCTCGGAATGGTTAACTAAACAAGGTGAACAGAAATTAGCTGAGAAAGTATTGAAACATCATGCTAAACTTGAATCTGGACGAAATATTATGAGACGTATGACTGAAGTTCCATCAGACTATATCGGAGCTTTTGTTGGACATTTACCTCAGTTATTAGCTCATCCAGACGAAGACAGATATTTGACATATAGAGAGGCATTGTCTATTATGAAGATGCCTGCTAACTTCCAATTGCTAGATCCTAAGAGAAATTTAAATCACATCTGTCAGAATGTTCCGGTAACTACAGCTGAAGATATGGCAAACAATGTAATGAGATTCTTAAAAGGTGATATCGAGATGATTAATTCGGATTTCATTATTCAAGATAATAAGTCAGGAAAGATCGAAGATTTTAAAACATTAAATTTGGATAAATTCTTCAACAGTTAGTTTACAAGTGAGTGAACCTATGTTATAATAGATATATTAAAAGGAGAAAAGATGCAATTAAATAATTTAACAGAACAACAGATTGAGGTATTGATTAGCTCATTATCGGTTAATCCTAACATTGAAGGTTGGGATAAAGAGGATACGCTGAAGTTTATGCGTTTACAATTGAAAGAGCAAAGACGCGGTGGACCGTGGAAGGCAAGAATAAGGGAGGCTGGATATGTCATCTAATTGGGCAAAAGATATGCATGGTATGCATGATAAATATGGTATTGGTGAAGCAATGGACAAAATGAATGTTGAAACATTATCAGCATTTGTAAAATTCAGAGCGGATTGTATTCAAGAAGAAGTAGACGAATTCAAAGAAGCGTTAGCTAATTCTGATGCAGAAGAAATGGTTGATGCGTTAATTGATGTTTGTGTATTCGCTATTGGTACATTAGATGTAATGGATGTTGATGCTAATGAAGCTTGGGATAAAGTCCTTAAGGCTAACATGAATAAGAGTGTTGGTATTAAAGAGGGAAGACCTAATCCTTTAGGTCTACCTGATCTTATGAAGCCGGCAGGCTGGACAGCGCCAGATCATATGGGTAATCACGGAAAATTCATCTACGTAGTATAATGTCAATATTAAAAATTATTGATGGACTTGCTGCAACCACAAAACGTCTAGAGAAAGAATCTATACTTGAAGCTAATAGAACTAATGAAGTTTTAAAGTTGGTTATACAACAAGCATTAGATCCACATATCACATTTCATATTAGAAAGATTCCGTCATTCAAATATGATATTGCGACGGAGAATGTTCCGCTGTTAAATGCAATTAATCAATTGTATAGATTATCATCAAGAGAATTGACAGGTAATGCAGGTACTGAGCATCTTTCTAGAGTATTGAGCAGTGTGTCTACCGAAGATTCGGCTGTTCTAATCAAAATTATATCTAAAGATCTAGAATGTGGTGTTTCTACAGCTACTGCTAATAAGATATGGGGAAAAGACTTTATTAAGAAGTTCCCTTGTATGTTAGCATCGTCTATGAATGAGAAGAATTTAGATAAGATCGAATATCCAGCGTTTGTTCAAACTAAAATGGACGGTATGAGAGCTATGGCTGTCGTAAAGAATGGAGCAGTTACCGTCTATAGTAGAAATGGTAGAGTTCTTGATGTATCATCTCAATTTGAAGAATTAATCGATGTTCCTATTGACAATGACTATGTTATTGATGGTGAGTTGTTGGTTGCTGACAACGGAAAATTATTAGACAGACAGAGTGGTAATGGTATTCTTAACAAAGCTCTTAAGGGTACAATATCTGACGAAGAACGAAAGAAAATCATTATGGTTGCATGGGATTACATTCCATTGTCTGATTTTGAAGAAGGTAAATGTGAAATGCCGACAAACGTTAGAATGTACTATTTAGATTCTATTGTTCAGCATGTACCTGCAATTTCGGTTATCGATAATCATATTGTCAAGAGTATTGAGGAAGCAACTAATATCTTTAATGAACTTTTATCTAAAGGCGAAGAGGGAGTTATTCTAAAGAATATCAAATCTGAATGGGTTAGTAAGAGATCACATGATCTTGTTAAGATGAAAGAGATTTTAGAAGCTGACTTAGAAATTATAGGTGTTGTTGAGGGCACTGGCAAGTATGTAGGCAAGCTAGGATCTATCATAGTTAAAGACAAAGGTCACAACATTGAAGTTAACGTTGGTACTGGATTTAATGATGAACAAAGAGATGAGTACTGGAAAGATAAAGATAAACTAATCGGTAATACAGTTGCTGTTCAATACAACGCTAAGATTAGCTCTAAGGGAGATAGTAAGGATAGTTTATTCTTGCCAGTATTTGTAGAAATAAGAACTGATAAGGATGAGGTAGATACACTATGATGGAAGTAAATCCTGGCGAGATGAAAGACCCAATTCTATATACAATATCATTATGTTTCGAATGGAATGATTTTGATTCATGTATAGAGTTTCAAATAACTGTAGATGGTGAAGTTGAAGACGAAGCTGATTTAATTCATGAATTAATACATGGATGGGATAGTATTATTCAGTTAGATGACGGAACTATAATTAATTTAAGTCAATTTAAACAAGCATATGTCAAAAACGAAAAAGGCGACGTTAAAACATCTAAGGATCCGATTTTTATGAGGATAGTACACTAATGAGTAAAGCGGAAGAACTAGGAAGAAAAGAACAATTAACAGAAGATGATATGACATATATTATGTATATGGATCACGTTGAATACAGAGAGTACTCAACAGCTAAAAGTAAAGATCATGGCCTCGTCAAGAATTTGAAAGAATTAGACAAAAAAAGTCAAAAATAAGCCACTTTTCATTGTACTTTTACCTCGATTTATGATATAATATAATTATATAGAATAAAAAGGAGTTAAAGATGGCAAAAATGAAACAGTGGAATCTAGAACCAGTTATGTCTCTACAAGAAGTAGCAACAGAACTCGGTATATCACGTCAACGCGTATACGCAATCGAAAAAGCAGCCCTTGCTAAACTAGCTAAAATGGATTTAGCTAAAGAGATGAAGAAGTTATATTTAGATCCTGATGATTAAATTATTTTCGAAAATAAGCCACTTTTCATTGTACTTTATCTTCATTTTATGATATAATATAATTATAAAATAAAGAAAGGAGTTAAATATGAAAGGAACAAAATTAAGAGCAGCGGTTAAAATGTCAATTGCAATGGCATGTTTAAAAGAAGAAAATAAACTTGAAGACGGTGACATCAACTGGAACTTTGTAGATGCGGATGTTACGATGGATTATGCACCGTATGCTAACGAAGTGTTTGATGCTATGTTAGTTGAGTTATTAAATGAAGTTGCTGATGAATACTATGAAACAGTTGGTAGAAATAAACCAGAATGTACTTCATTAAGAAATATTAATTTTTGGTCTGCAATGGATCAATTAAATGCTGATATGATCGAAGCAACAGACGGTTTATTTGGTGTTAAACACGCATAGGAGAAAATATGAAAGATAATATTATTTTAGTAGATTGTGATGGAGTCCTATTAGATTGGGAAGCATACTTCTACAATTGGGTTAAAGAAGAACATGGATTAGAGATTAAACACCCTAAGGAATATAATGTTGGTAAGTCATTAGGTATTACACCTAAGGAAGGTCATCGTTTAGTTGGAAAGTTTAACTCTTCTACTAACATGGCTAATCTTGGACCATTAAGAGATGCAGTTAAATATGTGCGTAAATTATATACAGATCATGGATATCGCTTCCATGTAATTACCTCTCAAACAAGTAATAAATCTGCAAAGGAATTTCGTAAGTACAACTTAGAAAAGCTATTTGGTGTTGAGGTGTTTGAAGGATTTACTATTCTTAATCAAGGTGAAGATAAAGATAAAGAATTAGACAAATGGAAAGACACTGGATGTTACTGGGTAGAAGATAAACCTGCTAACTATGAAGCTGGTGAAGAACGTGGATTAACACCTATCCTAATGGGTCATGTTCACAACGATGGTTACGAAGGAACTGTTCGTTGGAATTGGGGAGAAATTTATCGTGAAATTACAGGAGACGTATAATGTTTGAATACTACTGGTTCATAACAGCAGGATTAATGATTGGCTCATATTATATAGGAGTGGTAGTTGGTTATGAAAGACTGACAAGAGATGTTGTCAGTATAATCAACGAAATAGATGATGTATAGACTTACTAAAATTAGTGGAACTGAAGATAGACATGCATTGGGTGTTAAGATATCGCATGGTCGTCATACACAAGCTGTGCGAGTTAATTTTGATGAGCTGAGTCAGTCTCATAAAATGGAGTTACACGAAACTTCAATTCAAGAACCTATTATTGGCGCTTGTTTAGTTGTTGAGAATTTAAAAGAATGGTACCGAACAAACATCGTTACATCGATACGTTCGGATAATACAAACAAAGAAGGAATTAGATCTGTTGTTTTCGAAACAGCGACTGGTTCAGTTTATAGATGGGACACAGCATGATTGATAAATGTATTAAAGATGGTATGGTAGGTGTTCTTGTATCAGGTGGATATGGGGCAGGTTTTTCAACTTGGAACTCTATTGAAGGCATTGAATTTGAACCACACGTAATTCAAATGCTTGAAGATGAAAAGTCTGAGGAAGAAATTACCAAATACCTTGAAGAAGAATATCCAGAAGGATATTGGGGTGGCGTTGAAGGTTTAACAGTTATCTGGTTAAAGCAAGGTACTGAGTTTAACATTACTGAATATGATGGTGCTGAAGGTATTGAATATAAAGAAAATGATTATTGGAAGGTGGCGTGATGAATAATCCTGCATTAGATAAACATATAAAAGATAGTATGTATGGAACAGGAATTTGGGAATGAATAGATTCATAAGATTTGAGAAGGGTCTTCATATTACTTTAAGTGAAAATAAGAACATTGAAATTGAATGGGACACTAATAGAAGTTGGTTTTGGTTGAATGCAGGAATTAATACTGGTGACCATTGGGGCTTTGAGTTCTATATAAGTATTTTAAAGATTAGTTTAAGTTTTATATTTTTTGACAAGAGGCACAGATGAGTAAACGAATGCAATCCCTCAAAGGTAAATATACTTTAAAGAATAGAGATAAGTATATAGGTAATCCTAAGAGTATTGTTTATCGTTCTATGTGGGAACGTAAGTTCATGCTATACTGTGATAAAACACCTGAAGTGTTAGAATGGAGTTCGGAAGAGATTGCTATTCCATATCACTTTAAAGATAAAGATAGGAACTATTATCCTGACTTCTATATTAAATTTATAGCAGAAGATAATTCTATTGAAGAGTCTGTTATTGAGATTAAGCCATACTATCAAAGAGGGTATGGCCAGAATGTTGCTAAATGGAAGTCTGCCAGGAAGTATTGCGCTGAACGAAATTATACATTCAAGGTGTTGACTGAAAGGGAGTTATTCTAATGAAAGCAAAGACATTCAGAAAATTAATTAATATCGCGGATGAAGTGGATATATGGTTTAAGAAGGTATTCAATTTAAGACCTAAACAGGCCATGTTAGAAACAATACAGGATAGAACTACAAGAAAGAATTTTAATGAGACAATAGGAAAGGCATTAGGAATTAAGCGATGAAGATAAGGAATGGAGTAAATAATGTATAAAGAACCAAAGACAAAATTACAGAAAATCGGATTAGGACTACCAGTTGATGACAAAGGGGTAGAACCCAATGTTGCTCGTTCATCAGAAGATTGGAGAGACTTTAGATTGTATCATAAGAAACATAACCCTATTAGATACTTCTTCAATGAAGACTTTGAATCAATCTTTATTTGGCCGTGGAGTATGAGATTAGAACGTGTGTGGGATTGGATTCGTTATAGAACTATTCATCGTTATCACGTTGTTAATACAGGAATGGAACCTGGCTACACTGATTTAACAGAGAAGTTAATTCACGTAAACTTCAATATGCTTAAAGAGTTTGTTGAAATTGAAAAAGCACGTATGTATGGTTGGGCAGAGAATTCAATTGAAGGACTTAAAGGTGCTGATGCTGGAGTTGCTTATCTCTTATGGGAGATGGGACTTGATGCTGATAACAAATTTGAAAATCAACAGAGTGAAAATGCTAGAGAGATTTATGAGTTATATGATTGGTGGACAAATCAAAGACCATATAGAGAAGACATTGACCATCTTTGGGAGCCGTACCATAAATTAAAGAATGAGATTTACGGTGACGATGATTGTTACTTTTGCCAAGATAAAGATACACCTGAATTAAAGAAGTTACAGAAGAAATGGTTGAAAGAATCTACAAGACTTGAGAAGAAGCATACTAAAGAAGATGAAAAGATGCTTATTAGACTTATTAAAATTAGAGGAGCTCTGTGGACATGATTGTTTACTTCTGTACTAAACTATGATATAATATACTTATGAATGAAAAAATTAAAATACTAACAGACGCTGTAGAAGCAATGATGATGCTACAGCAAGATATGTATAATAAGATTGAATTTCTTGAGAAGCGTATTAATCTAATAGAAGATGTAGATGATTTTCAAGATAAAGAACTAGAGACATTATGGAATAACGCAGAGCGAAATGAAAATTATAGCGATAAGTGACACTCACACAAGACATAGAGATTTAGTATTACCAGAAGGTGATGTATTAATTCATTCTGGTGATTTCATGGGATCTGGTAGAGAAGCAATGGATATTATAGACTTTGCTTCTTGGATGAGAGGACAAACACAATTCGAACATAAAATTGTAGTTGCGGGCAATCATGAAAGAATGTTTGAAGACGAGCATCATTTTGCTGTTGACTTACTAACTAATGATACTGGCATCACATATTTAGAGAATAGCTCTACAATTATTGATGGAGTCAAGTTCTATGGTTCACCATATACTCCTGCATTCTGTGGTTGGGCATTTCAATTAAACTCAAGAGAAGAAGCTGTTAAAAATTGGAATTTGATTCCGAAAGATACTGATGTTCTCATTACACATGGGCCAGCCTATGGAATGTTAGATCAGATACTTCATCCAGTTTCTGATAGCTACGATAAGAGCCATCTAGGCTGTAAAGATCTACACAACAAGATTGATGAGCTCAATCCGAAAGTACATATATTTGGACATATTCATTCAAGTCAAGGAGTACTTGATGGATATGGAGAAGTAACAACACATATCAATGCTGCTTGTTTAGGGGAAGGATATGAATTTAGTAATAATAACAATTATATCGAATGGGAGATTTAAGTGACAAGAATTAAAGATAAGATAAAACATTGGACGAGTAAGAAATGGCATTCTAAACATAATTGGAGAACAGGCACAGGTAAGTTCTTAAAGAGAGTTATGAATAGAAAAATTAGACATCAGAAAATTGAAGAATAGGATATGCATACAAATAATAAAACAAACAACATCAAGAGTGGCGTCAGTGGCAACGTAGATACAACAGAGACACGTACTAAGGTACGAATGGTATCATATAGTATGCCAGCTAAAGAATACGTTGAGGAAGGATTAGAGAATGTTCAAGACCTGATTGCTTACTGCGCAAGGGTTTCGAACCCATCCAACCAATTTAATAAAGAGACTGCTGATAATCTTATCAAATATCTTATTAAACATAAACATTGGTCTCCGTTAGAAACAGTATCCGCTTGTTTAGAGATTGAAACAACAAGAGATATTGGACGTCAAATTTTAAGACACCGTTCATTCTCTTTCCAAGAGTTTTCTCAACGATATGCTGATCCCACTAAGGATATGGCGTTCATGTTAAGAGAGGCTAGATTACAAGATACAAAGAATAGACAAAACTCTATTGAGAATGACGACGCTACGTTATCTGCTATGTGGAGAATTAAACAAGAGAATGTTATTAAAGCATCTCTTGAAGCTTATGATTTTGCTATTAAGAACGGTATCGCAAAAGAACAAGCGAGAGCTGTATTGCCAGAGGGTAATACTATGAGTAGAATGTATATGAATGGAACGTTACGTAGTTGGGTTCATTACATTGAATTAAGAAGTGCTAACGGCACACAGAAGGAACATATTGAAGTAGCACAGAAATGTGCACAAGTAATTGCTGAAATATTTCCATTAATGAAGGAGATCTAATGGGCGCATTAAGTCAACACTTCGATGAATTAAAAGAATCTCATCTAAAAGAAATAGAGGCTTTAAAACAAGAACTACTTCAT